GTTGGTTCAAATCCAACTCCCTCCACCATTCTGCTTCAGGATCGAAGGCCCGCGGGTATAGCTCAATGGTAGAGCAGCAGCCTTCCAAGCTGAATACGCGGGTTCGATTCCCGCTACCCGCTCCAGCATTTTCAATGACTTAGCAGAATGGCGTGTCACTCGTTTCACTGCGTGTCACTTACGCTTTTCAGACCGAGCCTTGGCAATCGCCCGGCTCTTCTCCAGACCATCGCCTCGGCTATAGCGCCGGGTGGTCTTCGTGGTGCTGTGTGTCGCCAAATTGCTGGCGTCCTCCAATGAGCCGGTAGCCTCTACCGTCTCCGTCACAGCGCCAGCCCGCGAATCCATCGACCATACGTTCGACGGCACGCCGGCAGCATCTCTCACCTTCCGGAACTTCTCCGTATAGCGGTTATCCCAATAGGGCTTGCCGGTGTCCTCGTCGACGACGACGGGCCCGATGTCTGGAATGCGGAAAGTCTTCAGCGCTTCCTGCACAAGCGGCATGACCTTAAGGTCGCGCGCTGCGGCCGCTCCCGTCTTGCTCGTCTTGATCGACAAGATCAGATCCCGAGAGATGTCCTTCCCCGTCAGTCCGCGCCAGCGGAACGCGCCTCCTTCAGGCGGCGGGGCCCATTCCCCAATCACGTCAATTCGCCTCAACGCTGATTCGAATTTCAGCGCCTCGACGAACCCGATCGACGGGCATCCCATTTCGATGCTCTTCAGCACAATCGCCAGGCATTGCTCGTAGGTCATCGTGACCGTGCGAGCCTCCGGCTGCTCAAAGCGCATATCGGAGAGGATCAAGCGAGCCTGTGCGCAGCCAGTGAGGCGTTCTCCGGCTCCGTAGGAGATGATGAGCCGCAGGAGCTTGATCGCGCCTGACGCCCTCCTGTGGCCTTTCTTGCGCCACTTGGCAAACCACTCCCGGAAATCTGACGCCTTGAGCGCGTCTATCCGTCTGCCTCCGACGTTTTTCTCGAGCACGCGGAGGCTGGGCTCATAGTCCCGAATCCTCGTCGAGTGCTTGACGCTATGCAGCGTGCTCGTCTTGTCGTGGCGGAAGCAATCGATCAGGGCTTTGATCGTGCCGTCAAACTTCGGCGGGGCGTCGAAATTGCGCAAGTCATCGCGCAACTGTTCTGTAAGACGCCGGCATTCTGCGGCGATCTGCTCATCCGAAAGCCCATCCTCTAGGCGTATCGTCGTCAGATAGTCGGGCGCTCCCTTTATCGCCCGCTTCGGATTCCAGTAATGGACGGTGGTTCCATCCTTGTTTTGCCGGTACTGGTAGCCCGGCCTGTCAGTCCTCATCCCAATTTTCCTTTCCATCGGGGGCGAGATTGCCCGATGGCAGGATGCCTCCCTGTTTCGGCGTCGTGTCAACAGCCTCAGCCGGCTCCGCGCTGGGGATAGCGGTAACAACCAGGGATCGGATGTCGATCTGCACCGCGAAGCCCTCACGACGAGCCGCGCGGAAGATGCGCTCCATGTCCGCTTGTCTGAAGGCTGCTCGGCTCATCTTGCCGAACCCCCCACGAGCGCCAAATTCATATTTGTGTTTGCAAGGGGCTGGAAATGGCGAAGATCGAGAAAGGCTCGCGCGTCCTGCTTGCCGGAACCGTTACGAGGGTCGGCGAGGACGGCATGGTTTCCGTCAAGCTGCGGGGCTACGATTATCCTATCACGCTGCATGAGAAGTACCTTGGCGAGGTTATCCCGCCCGAGAAGGCGAAGCCGAAGAGAAAGCCGGCGATGGATAAGACGTGAGGTCATTTCTCCTCCTCCGCGAAAATGGCGGCGCGGAGCGCGTCGGCTTCGGCCTTGAGCGGAGAACCTTCATGCTGGTCGGTGGGCCATCGCGCCATCAGCGCTTTTGCGGCCCGCACCAGCTCTCCGTCTGAAGGCGGGGAGGCGAAGAGGGGTTCGACTAGAGGCGGACCGCCCCAATCTTCCGCCTGCTTCCGGCTGGACGTGTGCGCATAGCCGTGCGCCATCTTCGCACGCCACGCGACCGGCTCTGACGGAACTTGCTTGTGCGGAAGCGGCTGCCAGTGGGTCGGCGCTTCGAACGATTGATTGAAGTGGTCGAACCATCCCTCGCGGGAAGGCCCTTCATCGGGTTCTTCTGTGCGCCACTCGCACGGGTAGGTGTCGCCGTCCTGATAGGCGATGAACCATGTTCCGTCCTTCGGCGCGGTATCGATCGGCTCCACGCGGCTCCCTTCACCGATAGCGGGGGAAGCCGGCGCTGGCGTGTCGCGACGGCGCTGATCGTCCAAGGCGAGCGCGATTGCATCCGAGATTTCGGCGCGCAGTTTGTACCAGTCGATGCGTGGGAAACCGCCTTCCGAGCCGGTGTGGTTCACAAGCAGATTGTGCGCGATCTCGTGGACGGGGTAGGAGATGGTAAGAGGCCCGCCGTCATATGCTGTATCGTCTTTTCTGGTCATGGTGGCGGCTCCTAATCCGGGATGACAGGCTTCAGCCCGTAAGCTTTCAGGGCGTGGGCGTAGGTTTCCGTCGTGTGCGCGTTGCGGTTAATTGCGTCAGTGGGAGATAGGCCAGACGCAACATCGCGTTGAATACGCGGCATGGTTTCTCTTATCTCGCGGTCTACGCGGTCCATGTAGCTTTCAGTCATAGGGTGTGCTTCCATTCCCCCGCTGCATTCATCGCGTCTATCGCCGCGCGGTGTTTCTGGGTCATGGGTTCCTCTCGTCTTCCTGGGCGGGTCGGTCGGAGACACACACACCGCAAAGAGCATCGTCGTGATGTTCCGGTTCATCGATCTGGCCGCACGCTATGCAGCGCAATGTGCCGTCATCGACCGGGCCTGGGTAAGGGATGAACTTCCGATACTTGCGGCCGTCGATCTCGATAAATTCTCTCATCGCTCGATCCTCCCACTGACGATCTCGCCCGTCCGGGTGTCGATCACGTCGCCGTTCATTTTCCGCTTGAATCTCTTGCTGAACCCGCCCTTCGGCTTGTTCTTAGCCAGGACGCGTTTCAGCCGGTTGGCATCGACCTTCGCCCGGACGGTAGCCTCGGCGCTCGTCTTCGCCTGGTGAGCTTTCTTGCTGATCGCCTGCAGGTTGGATTCTCGGTTTTCGCCTCCGAGCCAGAGCGGCACGATGTGATCAAACTCGGCTTTGGTGCCGTCGCGAAAATCCAGACCGGTAATTGCGCACTTCCAGTCCTGCCGTTCCAAGATGCGGATCTTGCACTTGTCGGTAGGCATGCTGTCGTCGGTGCGGCCGATCCATTCGGGAACCGTCCTCATGCCGCCACCCTCTCAACCTGATCGATGTTCTGCCTGATGACGCGGAAGGTGTAGGCGGCAACCCAAGGGTTCGCTTCCCATGAGCCTTCGCCGTTGATGCTGTTCCATAGGCAGTAGTACGCGCCTCGCGCCGTTGACCCGGCAAGCGGTGGGCCGCCATAGGTCCATCCATTTGCGCAAGGGAAAGCACCTTCCGCTATCGCGTCTTCCTCGCTGATGTCCTGCAGCCGCTCGACGCGAACGTCGGTCACGATCAGCGTCAGGCGCGAGGCCCAGCGGGGCATGTGCATTGCTTGACGATGCTTGCCGACCCATTCCGGCCGATAATGCGGATAGTCGTTATCCGGCTCCCATCGGCCGCTTGCCTGATTGGCGATAGATCCGCCGGCCTCGCAGAAGATCGTCATACTCCGCATGGGCAGATCGCGCGGCGGCGTCCCGTCCCACTTCTGCGACACCCGCCAATGCTCGCGAACATAGAGACGGTCTCCAGCAGCAATTGGAATTCTCTTCCAGCCGCCATCGACAGAGTATGAACCGCGACCGTTGTTCAGCGGCTTTCCGCCATTCAGCATGTTAGGTTGCGGCTTCAGTATCCGCCGTGTCTGCGTCTTGCGATCATCAAGCAGCGCGCGGACCATCGGGGCGGAGAAGAGGATAGGACGATCAGCCATTGACGCCTCCAAGCTCTTCCGGCTCACAACCAAGCCCTTCCGCGTGGAACCCAATCGCGGACTCGACTGACGTCTCATTTCGCATGACGGCGCGAACCGACATCGCGATAGAGCCGGCCGCCTGCCGACCGCGCGGTGAAAGCTTGCGGATATCCTCCGCCCAACGGGATTCGATCTTCTTCATCGCGTCCGCGCTGGTGTTCGGATCAGCCGCTCGGTTCAGAACGTCCTTTGCATAGGCTCGCAGCTTCAGCAGCTCCTCGGCCGGGATTGGCTGCGGTTCGTCATCGTGGAATAGGGATGAGGACGACGGCACGGAGGCGGTCTGGCCGTCGTCCTCGGGCTGACGTTGGGGGTCGTCAGCTTCAACCGGCCCGGTAGAGATGGGGGACGCTTCCGCGCCGGTATCCGGGTTGTCGATTATTTCGCCCGTGAGAGCGTCCGAGGTCTCGCGGGTCACATGATCAGGGTCGAAGCCTTCGCGCGCGCCATGGGCCTCCTGTGTGGCGCTCTGGGCGGCCCGCAGGCGGTGCATGACGCTCGGCTCCGAAGGAGTGATGTCCTTGGCCCGGTCTGGTCCGCGGAACTCCTCGGCTTCATCACGATCGTAAGCGCCGAGGATTACTTCAGGGCAATGCCGGCGAGCCCAGTTGCGCGAGCTGTAATAGCCGAGTTGCTGCTGCGGGTCCGTCTTCCAGAGGGGAGAGTTCTTCGTCGTGATGTTGCCAACTCGCGGAGAGGTGTATGTGCATTCCTCGCCGTCAAGCGTGCCGGTCACGGTGCAGGTGAGATCTTCGCCACTGCCATCGAATTGATACTTCAGCCGCCCCTTGATGCCAGAGCGGGCATTGATGACCGCCGCAATAAGCTGCGCTTCGTATGCGATGATGTCCTTCACCTTGTAGGACTTCTGGGCAACGCTGAACGGGTCGAATCCCCACTTCAACGATTGCATGGTGACAGCGGCGCAGTCAGGGGCATTGCCGCGAAGGAATGCGGGGATACCGGCGTTCGAAAGGCTCATGAATTTGGCGAACTCGACGATGTCATTGAGTGTCTGTGGCGTGACTGCGAATCCGCCTTCGCTGCTGGTGAGGGCGACCTGAGCGCCGAGCTTCTGCTGTTGTGCAACTTGGTTCATGATCACTTCCCCTGCAGGTAATGGCGCGCAGTGTGCTTCTCGTCGGCGCCGAGGTCGGATTTCGTGGCTATCCAGTTCAGATAATCCCAAGGCAGATCGGCCCACTTGGCGCCGCGGTGCTTGCCGAAGGTGACGTCCCGCAGGACAACCGGCGCCGTGGTGAGGCGGACGAGCTCGTTGACGCTCGATGCGAAGACGAGGCGGCTCAGAATATGGGCTGTGACGAAGGTGTCGGGACCAGCGCGGTGCGGTGGCATGGCTCGGGCGGGATCATCAAAATCGGCATCGATCCCGAGCCAGTACCGCAGCGTCTGGTTCGAGTGACCAGGTGCATCCGGGAAGAGATGCTTTGCGCACTGCATCGTGCAGATCCAGCGCCGGCCGCCGCCCCCGAAGAAGGCTTGCTCGAATTTGGCATTGTGAGCGGCGAAGACATCATCCTCACCCATGCCGTCCATGAGGTGCATAAGGGCTCGATCTGGAGACATCGCGCCAGCGACATCAGCGTCCGAAATGTGATGCACGGCGCGCGTCTGCGGCGGGATTGGGTGTCCGGGATTGACGAGGAGTGAAACAGTCATCCCGATCTGCCAATCGGCCGTCAGATCGGTGAATCCAACTTCGCAGATGCCGCGTACGGCGTCCTCGGGGAAACCTGTAGTCTCGAAATCAACTACACGAATTTTCTGCATCATGCCGCCTCCAGTTCGATGCCGATCCGGGTCTTCGCCCACGACGGCATTTCCACGTATCCAAATTCACGTTCGAACCCGTCAAAGCCGGGCCAGCGATTTTCCTTCAGGCAGCGCTCGACCGTCTTGATCGCGTGGCGCGCCTGGCGCTCGCCGAGGTCAATGTCCTCGTCCTTCAGTTGCAATACGCGCACGTCGTAGGGCGGAGACTTCTCGACAAAGACGAAGGTGAACGACGTGAAGGCATCGGGCCCGAGCACGTCGCGGACGATCATCCGGAGAAGGCCGGCCTGGACGTGGTAGCCGTGCGAGTAGATCGCCTTGGACAGGCTTTCGTCATCGACCGACGCCGCGGTCTTCAAGTCGACGAAGTCGCCGCTATCGTTCGGCACCACGTCCGGGCGGGTCTTCAGCCAAATGTTGCCGTGTTTCGTGAAGATCGATCGCTCGATACGACCGCGAAGGATTCCGAGTTGGATCGGCTCTTTCCGCTTCAGGGCGTCGGCGATGTTCCGGATATGCTGGATTTCGGAATCGGTGATGACCGCGCGCCCGGCAGCCTTCTGCTTTTCAAGCCACGCCTTGCACCAGTTGGAATTGCCGTTCCAAGGCTTCTCTCCGCCCTTGTCGTCGGGGTATGTCGCCGGCCGCAGCGAATAGCGCTCCTTGAAGCCGTCCTCCCCGAGCAAAAGCATGTGAGCCGCCTTGCCTAACTCAAGCGAAGACTTCTCCTCGCGCTCGAATGCCTTCGGGTTGTACGGGCTGTATGCCCAATATTCGGACGGACGGCGAAGCACGGCGCGCAAGCCCGAGCTCGAAATCGAGAAGCTCGGAAAGAGGTTCGTGTCGCCGTGGTAGGTCTCGATCGGCACGCCGGCATAGACGCCGCGCAGCTTGATCTGCTCCCCGTTGAACTGTCGTTCCTGGCGGAAGCCGTTGACGATCTGCTCGGCGAGATTGCCGATGGATGGCGGCGTTTGCCGCTGCTCAACTACATTGCTCATGGTTGCCTCACAGAAAGAATTTCGGAACGAGTTGCAGGAAGGGGATCAGCATCCCGAATGGAGCGACCCAGTAATGGTGTCGGGGTGGCGGCTCTGGGAGCGGGTGGAGCTCGACGACGCGGTCGAGGGGGAGGCTGGTGATCATTCCGCTTCCTCCGCTGTCGGTTCGGGGAAGTGCTTCAGAAGCTCTTGACGCCAGTAATTCCGGCTTTCGTGCCACTGCGGGCCGACGCACTCGCTGACGATAGGGTCTCGGTTAGCCTTGATCGACTCTTCCAACTGCTCGGGCTTGGTGTGCATCATCAGACGGTTATGAACGCCTTGATCATCCAGCTTGCCGGCCTCGCGCAGTTCGTAAAGAGCCTCGCGGAAGCGCTCGAAAAGGCCCTTGTAGTGGCCCAACTCGACGGCCTTCCATCGGTAATAGTCCGATCTGGAGCGGTTGTTCTGCTCGTGGGCGTTCAGACGCTCAATGGCCCGGTCGATCGACTTGGCGTGTATCTGCTGCTGAACCTTGGTCAGGAACTTGCGGCGATCAGCATCTTCGAATTCAGGTGAGGCGTAGCGCTCGGCCATCTTCTCGACCAATCCGGCGCGGGCCTCATCATCGGCCATGATGCCGTCAGCAAGTTCAGCCGGCGAAATGCGAGCGAGAATGAACGAGACCAAATCCTCTATCGGAAAGTTGATCGCGCCGTCGCTGACGCTCATGTTCGGGAAGTGCTTTTCAGGCGAGGTGGACGCGTAGTGTTTCCGCTGCGCCGTGACTTCGCCATCTTCCCACACGGTGATGTCGAACTCGTTCAGCGAGTGAACAGTGCCCTTCCGGCCGTTGATTACGGCTTCATGGTCTACCTTCAGAGAAGACGGTCGGTCGTTGTATCGGGATAGGAATGTCATTGCGCCATCTCCTTCTCGACGATCTCAAATCCGAGACGGTCGGCCAGTTCGCGGAATTGCTCGACGACCCGTTCGCTGTAATGAGCGCGGTCATCAGGCTTGCGTGAGTAGTAGGCGACTGCCGCCACCTGCATCATTTCCGTGCACCGATTGCTGATGGCGGCGAGGGCGATTGCGTCAACGTTCCGCATCATCCAGCCCTCCGGAGAAACTCACCAACAGCCTCGCGGTGCGCGGAGAAGCCAGGGAACTCGGACAGGCACTGAAAGCTTTCAACCGTCGCTCCAGGATGTTCGCTTGCCGCCTCGTGGGCTGCATCCTCGTCCCAGAAACGGAGCGCGTCGTCGGTCTCGCGAGAGAACCAGCCCTCGGCGGTCAGGACGCGGCCGCGGGAGTCTTCGACGCGGTAGCGGGTGACGATCGTTCTCATCACGCGGCCTCCCCGATCTCGACCAGCTCAGAGCCGGTGAGGAAGCCAGAGATACCAGCGATCCACTTTTCCATTTCGAGAGAGCCGTCGGCCCGCTTCCACTCATGGCGCTGGAACCAGCGCATGCCGTCGAACTGCTGCCAGATGCGATAAGCGATGAAGCCGCCGTGCGAGAGGCCAGGATACCAAGGGCCGCCCTTGCATTCGTTCCAGTCCGTCACGCGAGTTTCGATTTTGGTTTGCATTTCCATCCCCATCTGCCCGGCCCGCTTGCCGGTGTTGATGAGATACGTTCTATACGCATTCGTATTAAACGTCAATACACATACGTATAAAATTCTTGACGTATGCTCGCTGTGTGGCGTATGTCTGTCGCAAATGATGGGCGACCGGGTGCAACTCCCGAGCTGGTGAAGCCCACGGCGCGGGAAGCGAAAGCCCTACTGTGCTGCCAGAAAATGAGGGCGGGCCAACCGACGAGGCGCCCTGGCACGTGTCCCATCCCGGCTCCGGCCTTCAGGACAGGTCATCGCTTCCCCCGCCTCTTGGATTTGATCCATGGGGTAGGGGGAAGCTTTGGCCGGAACCCTCCCTCACCATCCTTCAGGAACAGATAAACGTTTGGTAGAGGAAGGAATGGGAAGCTATGAATCGTCTTGATCGTTATCGACGACAAGTATGGGCCCGAGACCTCGCGCAGGTGGAAGGTTGTCGGGAAACCCGGAAGAGTTTAGCAGGTCTGCGACGATCTTTGCTTTTGCAAGCGAAGGCCGATCGAGAAGAAAATGAGAACTTTCAGCGCGAGCTAGATAGCGTTTCGCAACGGCTGACGGGTCTACGGAGTTCGAACGAGCAAGCTCCTCGATCAGGGACATGATGAGCATCTCTAGAAGGGTGCGCTCCCTCGTGGCAGACGCCATCCGCTCGTTCAGGTCGGCGGTGTACTTTATCAGCCGCTGGTGCAATTCGCCGGCGGCTTTCTTGTATCTGGTGTGCGAGGAACCCAAGTCGCCCAGGAGGCGCAAGATGTCCTCGATGACGCCAGCAAGCTCTTCAATGTCATCCATGCCAACCATCCGATCACGCAAGATTATTCGTACCGCCGAAATGTGAACGCGCTCCTAAGGCGGCGATCGGCCGGTAACCACCAGCAACACCCCCGAAAAATCGTTCTTCCGCCATCAATCGCTAGGGGTGTTTCCCTGTGGATTGTCACAAAATTGTCATACGCAGTATGGCCGCCGATTTCGGCGCCGCTCTGCAAGAAGGATTTGTGACAATCCCCGATATTCTATCAACGGCAATTCCGGTGTCGGAAAATGCAACTGCTGGGTAGACGTTAAGGCGCACTCTGATGCTGGGGGTGCTCGACGAGTTGCACGAGGGGCAAAATGCATGATCTTTTTAATCCGAATACTCCGCCTGAAAATCTGCTTGACGGTCGTTTCCGCGTGCATGCGGTTCAGTCCGACACAATGGAGCCAGCGCTCCGCGGCGGCCGCGATTACGCGCTTCTGGCGCCGGTGACCGCGTATGAAGGGGAGGGGATCTATCTCCTCGACGATGGTCTTGCTCTCGATCTGTACCGCGTCAGCAATACGCTCGAGGAAGGTGGCCTCTGTCTCTCTAGGGAGAACCCGCGCTATCGGGCGAAGACGATCGGCCGGGAAGAGTTCAACGAAAGGGTCGTCGGGATAGTCGTTGCGGACATCAAGGTCCGAACGGAGCGCTTCCTCGGTTAAACGGTGAAGCGGCCGATGTAGCGTCCGAGAATATGGATCTCTTCCAAGTGCAACTCGCGCGTCATGTGGCGCGGGTTGTCTGATGCGACTGAAACGGTAACGCTCTCGTCCGTGATCCGGGAGGTCACCTCGAGCCTTTTCACAACGACCCCGCCGAACTCATCCGCCAGCGCGTAAATGCCTGGCGGCGACGGGACGCGGTGTCTGGTATCGATAAAAACCACGTCGCCATCATCGATCGTGGGGGCCATCGAGTCGCCCTGACAGGGGAAGGCGGCTATGTGGCCGGCCTTCACGTTCAGGCGGTTGAGCATCCAATCAGGCAGGCGCCAATGGTCCCGAACAACTTCCTTGGCGAAGGTGATGCCGTTGCTGGTGGACACTTCGACAGCGGCCAGACCGCCACCGCCGAGGCCGGCTATAAGGTCGATCTCAGGGACGAAATTGCTCCCTATTGGCTTCGACGCTTGCGCAGCCCGCTCCACCTCATCAGAGATTAGCCCCCTATCGCGCGCCAACTGGCGGATGGCGTCAATCTTGTCCGCTTTGGGCTCCTGCCCCTTTAGCCAACGGGCGATTTGCGGCTGAGAAGTGCCCAACAGGCGAGCAATCTCATCCTGCTTCATCCCCGTGGAAGCCAGAGCCCTCAGTATGATTTTATAGTCCATCCGCAATCGCTATTCCCGGCTCCGATTCCTGTAAAATACAGACGCGTATAATTTCTCTTGCATTCCGATACACATACGTATATACGGGATGCATGAACACGATCGCGCACATCAGAAAATCAGTCCTCAAGGTCTCCCAGAGCGAGCTTGCCGATGTTGCCGGCACCAAGCAGGCGACGGTCAGCCGGTGGGAGACCAACCAGCTCTCGCCCGACCTGGAGCAGCTGAAATCCATCCGGGCAGAGGTTCTTCGGCGCGGTCTCGATTGGGATGACGCGTGGTTCTTCTCCACGCCGGAGGAAGCGGCATGACCTCACTTGCTCTTCAAAGCCTTCAATTCGGCGCAGAACACCCACGCCACATCGGCCGGCATGCGGATGCGAGCGATCACGGTCGCTTTCGGGATTCCGTCTCCGTTCGTGGAGATGGCAGCGAAGGACATTCGCACGATGCCCTTGCTGACCTTCAGCTCGGAAACGAGGTCGGCGAAGTAGGACGGTGCTCCTCGATCAAAGATCACCATCCACTCGCCCTCATGCTGAATTTTCCCAACGGTTCCGGCGCTTTTCGGCATCACGCGACCTCGCGGAGGTCGATGCAGTGAACGCGTTCAATTTCTCGAAGGATCAGATCGTCATGAGCTGGAATTTCGACATCGCCAGCGCACCGCGCGGCAAGAAGGTGACGATCACAGAGACTAACAAGGACGGCCAGATCAAGGAGCGCGAAGAGTTCCGCCATGATCAGGTTTGGCTCTGGACTAAGTGCGGGAGGAAGACTCTCTCCCGCTGGCTGCCGCCGAGCCGCTTCAATAATCGCGGCCGCTGGGACGGCCTCGCTACGACCGAAGAGCCGATCGCCTGGCACCCGTATTTCGTGCCGGCAGATCCGGTTTTCCCATCCGAAGCACATAGCGATCACCTTCCTATCATTGAAGATTGTGGGAGTGGGCAATGACAATCCTCGGCATTCATTTTTCGCCGCTTGAGCTGACAGTAATCGGCGGCTTTTCATGGCTTTGTGTTTGCATCCTGCTGGCTTGTTTCCTGTGCAGGAGAGGCGGCCCATACGATCGCCCTGACTATGAGGCAGAGCAGGCCAAGGCCGACGAGGAATTCGCGCCTCTTGCGCGCGTTCGTCGGGAAGAGATGGCCGCGAGGTTTCAGTGATGGCCCATGGCCCTCAGCCTCTTACGGCTCTCCAACTCTTTCGCGGAGGTCTCGATACCGATGACATCCGCCGCATCCTCAAGATTTCCGAAGCAGAGACGCTCCAACAGCTGTCCAGGCAAAGAAGCTCCATGCTCGGTCTTCCTGATCCTTATTCAACCAATTCTCGTCCCGCGTTTGCGGGTAGTGCACCTCGGCAAATCCGCCGGGTTGCCTATGCGGGGCGGGTCTAACTCCTTCCGTGTCCGCCTCCTGATCTGAGAAAAAAATATCAGGAGAGCAGGTCATGGACCGGAAAACTTCAGCCCGATTTTTGTCGAGGCGGTTCAACAACAAGGGACAATCGAAAGCGATGTTGGCGGTAAATGCATTCGACCCAAAAGAGGCGACGGTGTTCGCCCGAAAGATGCTTGAGGAAGAGAGCCGGGGCAACGGCGACCAGATGAACGCTTACGAGCGGGTCGCCAAGCGTTGCGGGGTCACGGCGAGACAGCTCCGGCGCTTCCTCTCAGGCGAGATCAAGAAACCTGCATGGGACTTCGTCCAAGGCATTCGCCTCGGCTGGGTCGGTCTCATGGAAGAGAAGATCAAGAGGATGCAACACGATCTGGAGATCCAGAAGAGGAAGTTCGGCAGTGATCATTTTGAGGATCTGGATGCTCAAGCTCAGGCTTTGGCTCAGGAAATCCGCGCTCGAAAGGAGAAGCTCACATCATGATCGAAACCATCCATAACAGCCTGAAAGGATAGGATGAATGGCATACGCGCAATCTACGCTCGGTTATCCGGGGGAAGTGGAGCCCACAAGGCTCCCGAACAATCTGCAGATCGCCTCCGAAACGCTTGATGGGGTTAAGTCTCTGTCGATCCGGGTTCAGGCTTATGTGAGCCGCCTTTGTGGCGACGTTCCCGTGAGCGGTTCGACCGGGAAGCAGTCACCGCAGGTGGAAGGGCTCTTCGGCGCTCTTGGCTCTGCCAGCCGTGACGCATCCGCCTACATCCGCGATGCTCACGAAGCCCTCGACCGCCTGGAGAGGGAGCTGCCATGAGCATCGTCAACGACACCGACAAGGCCGAGCGCGAGCGCCGCACGCTCTTCAGCTACTACCATCAGCAAGACAGGACGATCGCCGCCAAGATCAAGGCGCTTATGGAAGAGCGCAAATCGGTACGGCAGAACGCCAAGGCCAGCGGCTTCGCGGCGCAGAAGCTGGATCACTATCTCAAGTCCTTCCAGGCCGAGGACCAGCAGAAGCCGGTTGATAAGCTGAAGTCCGACCGCGAAAACCTCGAATGGCTCGGCCTCATCCCGGAGACGAGCGGCGGCGACCTTCTGGCCCAGGTTGATCGTGTCGACGGCGAGCAGCTGATCCGGGCCAAGGGTTTTCACGCCGGCCTCACGAACCTTGATCGCGTCTCCGGTTACGACGCCGGCTCAGTCGACGACAAGCTCTGGCTCGAGTCCTACGACGCCGGCCGGACCGAATACGAGACCGAAATTCCCGACATCCTCGCGCGCATCACCGCAGCGGCCTCGAAAGAGGAACCGGCATCGGATTCGGATGACCCCTTTGCCGACGCGGCAGAATAGCAGTTCCCTCCCGGCGCTCGCGTGATCCTCCCAAGACGCGAGCGCCACCTAAGCCGCGCGAATGCGGCCTTCTTCTTCCCGAAGGCAGGCAATGATGAACATCATCCCCCAGGTTCAAAGCTACACATGCCCCTGCTGCCAAGGCTTCATCGGCGAGGCCGCTCCGATCGAGATGGTTATAGAGCGAGTGCCGCGCGGCCAGCAGAAAGCAATCCTCGAGCTTCTCGCAAAACGCATCGGCCGGACGGTCGCTAAAACGTCATTGCTTTCCGTCCTCTTCGAATCCCGCGCGGACGGAGGCCCCGAGCTCGCTGACAACGTCATCAACGCCCAGATGAGCTACCTGCGCAAATCGATCGCCCCGTTTGGCTGGTCGGTTGTCACGAGCGGCGGCGGGCGCGGGTCCGAGACCTCCTACCGGCTTATTCCTACGGAGGTCGGAGCATGAAGATCCTCGCATTCGATCCCGCCAAAACGACCGGCTACGCCTTTTACGACACGGCCCGAGACCTTTCCGCCATTCGCTGCGGCGTCCTCGAAATGCCCGACAACGCCGACGCCTATTACACCGGCGATCAGCTCGGCCTGAAGGTCACGCGCCTGATCAAGGAATTCGGCAAGCCCGATTTCGCCGTTCTCGAGGAGCAGTCGCTCGCCCAGATCGGCAACAGCAACGCGGCAGCCATCATTTATGCATGGGGGAGTTCCCTCGCCATCGTCGCCACTCTCGCCAACTTCGGCGTGCCCTACGGCACCATTCCACCGGGCACCTGGCGCAAGATGTTCTTCGGCAAGGGCTTCAAGCCACCGGTGAAGCCGGCCAAGCCCGGCAAGAAGCCAGAGAACGATTGGAAGGCGGCGGCCGTCGCCGAGTGCGAGCGGCATCAGATCGTCCTGCCGAACAAGAAGACAATCGCCCACAACGCGGCGGAGGCCTGCGCTCTGGCTGTCTGCTGGCGCGGCGCAAAGCTTCACGCGAAGCGATACGAGCCGGCCTTCATGAGCCTCCTGCAGCAGCGTAACTCGCACGTTGGCGGCGACCTGTTCGGAGGCGCAGCAGCATGACGGTCACCGCATCGAAATACGCCCGAGCCGAAAACGACCTCTACCAGACAGAGCCGTGGGTGACAGAGGCTCTATTACGGCATTTCCCGGTCAACGGCATGACCGTCTGGGAGCCGGCCGCCGGCAATCACCTGATGGCCGATGTCCTCAAAGAGCAGGCCGACTTCGTCCATACCTCCGATATAGCCACCTATGACCGAGAGCATGAGTCGATCTACGACTTCCTGCGGCCTCATGGGGTATGGCCCAGCGTCTCAGCGATCATCACGAACCCGCCATACGGCAAAGGCAACCGGGATGCCCGTCTCTTCGCCGAATATGCTCTGACCCGCTGCAAGGGCCTCGTCGCACTCCTCCTCACTGCGAAGTTCGATTTCGGCAACACCCGCGGGCATCTCTTCGGCAAGAACCCTCGCTTCGCCGCCAAGATCGCCCTGACCGATCGGATCAGTTGGACGCTCGACGGCGTGACAGGGACAGAAGATCACGCCTGGTACGTCTGGACCGAGAAGCCCCGCCTGCCGCGCGCGCCGGTCATCCTCTATGCCGGGAGGCAAGCATGAACATGCATGCGGGGCTCAAACTCAACGACCGGATTACCGAAGATGACGCCATAGAGGCGGCCGAGCGGTTCCTCGCTTGCATCTTCGGCGACAACTCGGTCCTGGCAGACTGCGGCCTGGACGCCGACGACTTCTCCCAAAGCCTTCACCGCCTCATCTTCAAGGAAGCGCAGCGTCTCTATCAGACGCACCAGCACATCAACGCCGTATCCATGAAGCCGGCACTGCCGAAGACCCTCGAAGGTCTCAGCATCTCGCCGGCGGAATACCTCACCCGCCTAACGATGATGGGCACCGATCCCACGGTGCGGATGCGCATGGAAGGTGACATCCCGATTATCAAGGGCGTGGCGCTCTCGCGCGGCCTTGCGAGCGAAGCAGAATTCGCGGCCACGATCGCCTCAGAAGGCCATACGCTTCTCACCCTCGACGAGGAGATAGAAGCCCTCGAGCAGCGCTTGAAGGAGCGCAGGACGCGCCTTGCAGCTCTAAAAGCCAGCGTCTCGGCCGGCGATGCTTATCTGGCGGCGTTCAATGCCTCGGCAAAGGCAGACGGCGTCATAGGTGTCCCGATCCCTCTTCCGGAGATTGCGAAGGTACTCTCCGAGCCAGTCTTCGAGGCGGGAAACCTCTACGGGCTTCTTTCCTCATCGGGCGAGGGCAAGACGAGCCTCACCATGCAGCTTATGTTCCATGCTCTCCGGAAAGGTCACCCGGTCCTATTTCTCTCCTATGACCAGTCGGCCGCGCAATGCGTTCGCCAGATGATCGCCCAAGAGAAGGGGATCGACCTTCGCCAGCAGCGCGACCCGTCGAACCTCATGACCCCGAACGAGCAAGATCAGTGCGTCAAATTTGCCCTGTGGCTCAAGCAGCAGCCGCTGGAAATCATCCGATGCCAGCGTGAGGGAGTGGCGCAACTCGTCGCCTATGCACGCCGGTTCATCAAGAGCCGCGCCAATGGCAAGACTCCGTTCATCGTCATAGACCACATCAAAAAGATAAAGGTGCGCGACACGCGGGCAGACGCCGGAACACAGTCCGCAGAGATCACCGTCGAACTGAAGGCTTTGGCCGACGAGGTAGCAGCGGCGGTTCTCCTCCTTAATCAGCGCAACTCCGCAGGCATCAAGCGAGACAATCCGCGGCCGATCGATGAAGACCTCTATGGCGGCGAAGGAGCCAGGCAGGACTATGACAGCATCGTCTACCTGTATCGACCGCAGAAGTACCGCTCCAAGAGAGTAGCGACGGCGGCAAACGACCGAGACTGGAAGATCATCAACAAGGTGTTCGGCGAGTTCGGAGACGAAGAAGAGATCAGGTCGAAGGCAGAAATAGGCGTGATCAAGAATCGCTTCGGGGATCCCGAGGTTCGCGAAACGCTGAAATTCGAGGCCCGGTACACCCGCTATGTGTCGAACCGGCCGGCGGTAGCGCAGGAGAGGATGATATGATGAACGTCATTTCCCTTGGGGCTGGCGTTCAGTCCACCACCCTCGCTCTGATGGCGGCACGCGGCGATATCGGCCCAATGCCTGATTGCGCGATCTTCGCTGACACCGGCGCCGAGCCCAAGGTGGTCTACCAGCATCTTGAATGGCTTGAGAAGCAATTGCCTTTCCCGGTCCACCGGGTCGCGGCCGGCAATATCGTTGAGGATATGAAGAGGGGCAAGACGAACGGCAGGCCCCCCTTCCATATCCTAAACCCGAACGGCTCAAAGGGGTTTAGCAACCGCCAGTGCACGCAGGATTACAAGATAATCCCGATCCAAAAGAAGGTCCGCGAACTGATCGGCTTGAAGCCTCGGCAACGTGGCCCGAAGACGGTCAAGGTCGTCCAGTGGATTGGCATTTCGCTTGATGAAGCATCCCGCATGAAGCCGTCACGGCTGTCATTCGTGGAGCATCGCTGGCCCCTGATCGAGATGCGTATGTCTCGCCGGGACTGCCTGAAGTGGAAGGAGGAACGCCAGTATCCCCGCGCGCCCAAGAGCGCCTGCACCTTCTGCCCGTTTCACAGCGATGCCATGTGGCGGGACATGAAAGCGAATGATCGGTGCTCGTGGGAAGAAGCGGTTCGCTTTGATGAGATGATCCGGGAAGACAGAGTGCTGCTTCGCGGCACACCATTCATTCATCCTTCTCTGGTGCCTCTCTCAGAAGTCGATCTTTCGACCGCCGAGGATCGCGGTCAGCTCAACATGTTCATCAACGAATGCGAAGGGATGTGCGGCGTATGAACGAGTTTGCGGGCTATACGAAGGCAGTTCCTGGAGGCCATTGGGCCATGCTCCGCTTTGCCCGAGACGGCAAGCCGAAACCCATCATGGGGAAGGGCGACAAGCCGGAAGTGTTCCCTACCGAGTTGGAAGCGCTCCGGGCCGTCAACCGTCATCTGCTGCGGTATTTCAATGGCGAGTATCTGCGCGACGGCGCCAAGGCAGAGCGGTTCGCCGCGGCGGATGCGCTGTTCAGCCTGAGACCTATCCGCAAGAACGGCAGAGTCATACCGATCGAGCGCCGGAGGGCAGGGGCATGAGCGACTGGATAGAGTGGAAGGGCGAGCGGGAACGTCCGGTTCCAGCAGGTGAGCGCGTCGACGTTCGCTGGCTGGATGGCGAGGAGTTCTACGACACCCGCGCCGGCGATTGGGCGTGGGAAATTCGCGTGGAGGATGTCGATCACGACGGCGCCGGGGTCATATGTGCGTATCGCAGGAGGGCAGGGGCATGACGTTCAAACTGACGCCTGAGGCCGAGAAGAAGGCCTCCGAGTATCGGGAATGGGCGGTTGAGCGCCGGGCCGAGTTTGCGAACATGACGGATGCAAGTCTCATCGCATCGGCAAAGCTCTATATGGCGAACATGACGCCTCTGGCATTCGCGCCCGGTGAGCCTGTCTACGATGCCACCATGTGGCACGTCATCCTTCCCGAGCTTATGCGCCGCGTGGGAGGTCGAGGATGAATTACCAATCCCTCGCCGAAGTACGCATCGCAACGCCGGCAGAGATTGCCGCCCGTCGTGCCCGATTGATGGGGAAGCCCATAGCGCCCCGCCTAGCGCTGGTAAGGGCGGAGCACGTCGTCATACCGCCCAAGGCGAAGATCAACGCCGGCGGCCGTCCTCGCAAGCTACGGCCACGACCTGACGCCGTCGATCACGTCTTCGCCTACCGGCTGCACTTGCTTCGGCAGAAAGAGAGCCTGACGCCGACCGAGCACGCGAAGATGCGCTGCCTTGAAGCGCGAATCCACTTCGATGACCTGCGCGGGCACTGCCGGTCACAATCCCTCGTCCGCCTTCGGGATCAAATCGCATGGGAGCTCCGGCAGCGCGGGCTGTCCTATCCCCAGATCGGCCACGTCCTCAATCGAGAGCACACCGGGATTATTCACTCGGTCCGGAAGGTCGAGGCGCAGAGGGGAGACCCGGAAGCGGTCTCATGGATCGATCGAAAGGCACGGCAGGCCAGAGAGAGCTTTGCGAGGCAGAAGAAGCGGAGGGCGGCAGGATGATCGACCAGCGCGTCTACAGCCTTTGCGGGGAGTACGGGATCAAGATTGTTGACGGTCGCGCATATCCTGGCATTCGCGAGACGCGTGCCGTCGTGACCATGGATCGGATCCTCTCGGCCAAGGGCGAGGATCATTTCCGGATGGTGCTTTCCACGGTCGCGGAGACGGAAAACAATCAGGGCTATATCGACAAGCATCTCCTCTGGTGCGTCAGTGACCTGGTGTCGACGTGTCACGCGATCATTGAGGATCGCCCGACGGAATGGCTGGAGATGTTCGACGCCGCCCCGGTAGCCGAACTGCAGTACATTGCCAAGCGCTTACCCCATCAGCGTTTTGCCCTGGTCGGGATGCTTTACGAACGGGTGATCAGGAAGTTTGGACCGAACGCCATGCAAGGCGATCTATTTGACGATAGGCGGAGAGCAGCAGCATGAACAAAGCAGAGATTGCAGAGCTATTCATCAAGGCGGCGATCATCGACGAACGGCTGCCGATCAACGCGCGGCCGCAAAGGCTAAAAGGCTCATGGGTGCCGTTCATCCACGACGAGCTCGACGTCAAGTCCCGCATCAAGACCTATCTGCGCGACGAACAGCTCCACAAGGATGACGATCCCTTCAACGAATGGGTCCATCGCTTCTGGGATGTTGACGAGCGCCGCCTCGAGCCCGAGGACGTCGGCCTGTGGGAGCGGGCGAACGATCTCGTTACCCTCGTGTCCGACGAGGGCAATCGCCGGGCTCTGTGGGCTTGGGCGGCATCGAAGGCAAACACGCTCCAGGCGCACGAAAAGAAGACCAAGCGAGCCGGCAAGAAGATGGGGAAGGCCAAGCTGACGCTGCACAAGAGGACCAGCAAGAGCGTCTCCTTCGCCGCGTGGTGCCGAGCAGAAGGCATCCACGAGATTACCGGAACGAGACGAAAAGACCGGGCAATTGCCGTTATTGAACAGCAACTTGTTCGGGGAAGTTCATCCAATAACGGAAGTGGCGAAATCGGGGTGTTGCCTGTTGGTGCGGTTTTCGAGCATATTTCAGACATGATCGGAGCCGGATCGGTTAGCGAAGAAGGACTGCGATCCATCATGGATGACACAGCCTTCAGCCCGGTCGGTGTTCTCGAAGCGAGAGACTTTTCGTGGGCAGAGGCTCGAAACGAGCTGCGCCGCCAGCGTGAAGCCGAGAGGCGGAAGAAGGCGGAGAAGAAACAAGCCGCATAGGCGGCAACAGATAACGCCAGAGGAGCCCCGCCCCGGTTTGTCACCCGGATGGCGGGGCTTCATCGTTTCAGGAGATGAGATGACCCGAGAGCAGAGGAAGCGGCTTCCGAAAGCAAAACTCTTCAGCGCTAGGTGGACGCAACGCGGATATTTCGCCAAGTTCCGGCTGGCCAACGCAATGCAGGTTCAGGTCTGGCGCCTGACCCTCATGTGGCGGATGCCGTGGCTTGAGAGGCCAGCGCGGGCCCTTTACCCAGAAGTTTTCTGATGCCGTACCTCGTCCTCCCCTTCGACAAAGGCCCATCCGGCCTAGAGGGCATGCAATCCCTCATCAACGCCAAGGCAGCGGAAGGGTACGAACTCCTCCAGGTCGTGCGCTGCTCGACTTACGAGTGGGTGCTGTTCTTCAAGCGAGCCGCGCCGAGCGAATAAAGTTTCATGCAGGAGCGGGGTACTCCTCACCTCGACAACCGACGCGAGGAACAAGGCCTGCACTCGTGGCTGTAGAAGCCAACGCCGCCGCTCCGGGGTCGTCACACCCTCATCATACGGCGTTCAAGTGGGCAAGTCGGGCTTCAACTAGCCTTCTTCAACCCGGCGGCCTTTCTAAGGTCGTCATTCATTCGGCTCTGCCAGCCTTTGCCGGTCGCCTTGTAATGATCGACAATGTCGGGGTCGAGACGGATCGTAACCGGCGTCTTGGTCAGGTCGGCCTTTGGTCGCCCACGGACGGCCTTCTCAATCTCCTCCGCGATGTCGGGGAAGACTTCTTTGAATGGGCGCGCCTGCTTCATCTCTTCCTCAGTCAGAGGCGGGTTGTCTGACACGGCGTCCCAGTCCTCTTTGCTGTAGCCGCGGCCAGGCTGGAACTCTTCCAGGCGCTTGTACGTGATAGCCATCAGAGCAGGCTCCTTTCATCTTTTCGGGCCGGGCGCATCGATATGACCGACAGCGCCTCAGAGCCAAGGGTGACGAAGATCACGACGATTGTCCCGTCCTCAAGGCGGCCGATAGCTTTTGACCGACCATTCTTCGCCGGGACGACGAGAGAGGCAAGGAAGAAATCGAGAGACAGGTCGGCGAAGTCGAGGCCGTGCTTCTCGATATTGGCGATGCGCTTCGGTTCGTCCCAGATGATCTTCATAAATTGTACGTACGATAAATGTGCGAGCCGCGCAAGGAAATAATGTACGTACGGAAATTATTTTTGTACGTACACGGAAACCCGGCAGGTGCGAGATGAAATACAGCGTCCAAGAGATCGACGAGCTGCGCGAAGCCACCATCGCGCTTCAGAAGCACAGGCTTCGCATGCGCCGCTCGGAGCTGAATATGGCTCACATTGAGGAGATGGTCAGGACTTACATGTATGTCGGCGTGAGGGCAGAAGATGTTCTCGCATTGAGAGACGCTAGGCTCGGGACGATGAGCAGCAGAATCTTCCCGGTCCCGAATGCGGACGGCAGCCCCTTCAATGGGTAGACCAACGACATTCACCCAAGCAAAGGCAGACGCCATCTGCGAGCGCTTGGCAAATGGCATGAGCCTTCGCGCGATTTGCCGCAACAAGGCGATGCCTAACAAGTCCACGGTGTTTAAGTGGCTGGGTCAAAACAGCGAGTTCTCCGACCAGTACGCGCGTGCGCGCGAGGCCCAGGCTGACCTTCTCGTCGACGAGATGATCGAGCTCGCCGACACGCCCAAGATCGGCAAGAAAACCAAGAAGACATCGGACGGGAAGGTTGAGGAAACCACCTTCGACATGACCGAGCACCGGCGCCTGCAGATCGAGACGCGCAAATGGGTTGCGGCCAAGATGCGACCGAAGAAATACGGCGACAAGCTGGATGTGGAGCAGAAGACGACGGTCGAGGCCGGCGACAGCGTCATGGCATTGATGAAGGCGATCGATGGGCGAACCCGCTCTAAGTGACGAGGTCGTCGAGCTCTGGGCCGACCGGCGCTGGCGGCTGCAGAACCTGTATTTCATTGAGGACAAGCACGGCAACGTTGTGCGGTTCAATATGAACCTGGCGCAGGAGAAGCTGCTCGACGAGCTGCACTATCTGAATATCGTGCTCAAGGCTCGGCAGATGGGTTTCAGCACGTTCATTCTGATCCTCGCCTTGGACTGCTGCATCTTCAATTCCAACTTCGCGGCCGGCCTCGTCGCTGACACGAAGAAGAATGCCGAAAACCTGCTGAAGCGCATCAAGTTCGCCTATGAGCGGCTGCCGGATGAGATTCGGCGGGTGGTCGAGATATCGGCGGACAACAAGGGCGAGATCGAATTCAGCAACGGTTCAAGCGTCGAGGTCGGCGTCTCGCTGCGATCGGGTACGAAGAACTTCCTGCACATCTCGGAATACGGGAAGATCTGCGCGAAGGCGCCAGACAAGGCGAAGGAAATCAAGTCCGGGTCGCTGAACACTCTGGCGGCCCGGCAGCTTGGCTTTATCGAGAGCACAGCAGAGGGGCGCGGTGGCGACTTCTACGAGAAAACACAGGCGGCTCGCCGAATCCTCGACAGCGGTCGCAATCCCGGTGACATGGAATACCGGTTCCATTTCTTCGCATGGTGGCAGGACGCCACCTACCAGCTTGATCAGCCTGTTCTCCTCACATCTGAGGATCAGGCCTACTTCGCCGGGCTGGAGGCGGAGCACGGCATCCAGCTCACCGAACCTCAGAAGTGGTGGTACGTGTCCAAGAGAGCCGAGCAGGGCGATGATATGTGGAAGGAATTCCCTTCGACACCAGACGAGGCGTTTCAGGCGGCGAAGGAGGGAGCGTATTTCGGCAAGGAGATGCGTGCGCTAAGGCAGCGCGGTCGCATTGGCGTCTTCCCATACGTTCCGAACATCGTCGTCAACACCTTCTGGGACTTCGGCCTCGGAGACACTCAGACGATTTGGCTGCATCAGGAGGTTGCCGGCGAGCATCGCTTCGTTGGCTACTTCGAAGACAGTGGGATGGGCCTCGGCCACTATTTCACATGGCTCGACAAATGGGCGGCGCAGAGAGGCGCGAGATGGGGCGTGCACCACGGACCCCATGACATCGACCATCGCCGCCAGACGAAAACCTCGGGGCAGGCAGAGACCATCAAGACCATGTCGGCCGATCTGGGCTTTGTGTTCAAAACGGTCCAGCGCAACCCCGACAAGGTCAACGCCATTCACGGCGTCCGCATGAAGCTGCCGGGTTGCGTATTCGATGAAGCGGCATGCTCTGCCGGTATTCTGCACCTCGAAAACTACAGCCGCGATTGGGACGAGAAGCTCGCCGTCTGGCGTAGCCACCCACGGCATGACGAACACAGCCACGGCGCTGACGCCTTCATGACGTTTACCGATGGCTACGTGCCGCCGGTCACTGGAGGCTCTTGGAAATTCACTGATCGGAAGGTTGTTTGATGGCTGCGATGTCGACTCAGCAGGTTGCGGCCCAGGTCTCGCAGCTCGTCAAGGATTGCGAGAACTATCGGGACGAGCTTTCCGTCGATCGCATCAAGGCGATGGAGTATTATGACGGCGAGATGAAGGACACGCCGGCCGACGCGAACCGGTCGAAGGTCGTCTCCCGCGATGTCCGCGCTGCGATCAAGAAGGTTCTGCCGTCTCTCATTCGCACCATCCTCGGCAATGACAAGGTTGTCGAATACCAGCCGGTGAACGAGGGCGACGAGGCCGCAGCCGAGCAGGCAACGGATTACGTCAACTTCGTCGTGTTCCCCGAGAGTGACGGCTACGACGCCGTCCAGGACGCCGCCCACGACGCGCTGAAGCTGCGCAATGGCGTCATCCGCTGGTGGTACGACAAGAAGCGGAAGGTTCAGGTCTCGAAGCATACGGGCCTTGACGAGCAGGCGCTGGTGCAACTCGTCGCCGACGATGATGTCGAGGTGCTGGAGCAGGAGCAATACGAGGAGCAGATCGACACACCGCAGGGGCCGCAGCCGGTCACGCTCTACAATGTGAAGATCCGGCGCGTCTCCGAATACGGCTGCACGAAGCTCGCCGCGGTCCCGCTGGAAGAGTTCCTGATCCACCCGGACGCCATCTCGATCGACGACAGCCCGATTACGGGCATGAAGACGCGCCTGCGCCGCTCCGATCTGGTCGCGATGGGCTACGACCGGGAGAAGGTCGACAGCTTTCCGGCCTCGGGCTCGGATATCGACGAGGAGGAAGAGGAATTCACGCGCCGGCGCGACGCCTTCGACGAGAACGATTCCATCGTCAAGGCGCTGCAGGAGGTCGATTACTACGAGCTCTATGTGAAGATCGATGCGGATGACGACGGCATTGCCGAACTGCGCCGCATGGTCTTTGCCGGCGGTCTGGCGGAGGTCAATCTCCTCGAAGACGAAGAATGGGATGAAGTCCCGTTCGCCGACCTGATCACGGAACGCCGGCCGCATCAGCGCGAAGGCAATTCCGTCACCGACGACATGGCGGAGATCCAGCGCGTCAAGACTGTGCTGATGCGCCAGACGCTGGATAACCTCTACTGGCAGAACAACCAGCAGCCCATCGTTCAAGAGGGCACGATCGCCAACCCGGAAGCGGTGCTCAATCCGAAATTCGGCCAGCCGATCAGGGTCAATCAGGGAGTCGATGTCCAATCTGCGGTCGGTTACAACATCGTGCCGATGGTCGCAGACAAGTCTTTCGCGATGCTCTCCTATCTCGACCAGGAGGCGACCGACAGGACCGGCATTTCGGACGCTTCAAGCGGCATGGCCCCGGATGCGCTGCAGAACATGACGGCCAAGGCCTCCGCAATGATCGAGGCGGCCGGCATAGGCCAGACCGAATTGATGGTCCGCACCTTCGCGCAAGGGCTCAAGCGCGTGTTTCAGGGCCTCCTGCGGCTGGTGATCAAGCACCAGGACAAGCCGCGCATGGTGCGTCTGCGCAATCAGTGGGTGACCTTCGATCCGCGGCAGTGGAATGCGGAGATGGATTGCACAGTCAATACCGGCCTCGGCGCCGGCACGCGTGAGCGGGACATGATGATGATGCAGGTGGTTGGCCAGCAGCAGGAGAAGCTGCTTGCGGCTTATGGCCCCGTCAACAATCCGTATGTGTCGGCGGAGAACATCTGGAATTCGGTCTCTCGTGGCGTGGAAGCGGCCGGCCTCCGCACCCCGGACCTCTACTTCACCAAGCCGACGCCCGAGCAAATCAAGCAGTTGGAACAGGCGCAGGCGAGCAAGCCCGATCCGGAAATGGAGAAGGTGAAGATCAAGGCCCAGGCCGACCAGCAGAAGGCCCAGCTCGACGCCCAGCTCCAGCGCGAGAAGATGCAGCAGGAGGCGCAACTCGAAACGCTGCGCATTCAGCAGGAAATGGCCCTGAAGCGCTACCAGATCGAGCAGGAGATACAGCTGAAGCGGCAGACCAACGCCATGCAGATGCTGACGCGTGATCCGGTCGCCAGCGTGAACATCGGCGGGGATCCGGGCTGATGCGTCAGGAAGACAAGACCGCAGCCGCCCGCGTGCTGCTCGACATGCCGCTCTTTCATCTGCTGATGGACGAATTGGAGATGGCCGCCGTCAACGGCTGCGTCAACGCCAAGAACACAGATCATGATGCCCGCGCCGCCTTTGCGGCCGAAGTGCGGGCCATTCGAAATCTCAAAGGCAAGATCAAGTTCCTCGCCGAGGGACAATCCTCTGCCGATGGGAAGGGCGCCCCGGCATAGGGCCGCGGCCAAACCTAAAAGGCAAAGCCAGACATGACAGACGCAGCCACCAACTCTCCGTTCACCGGAGAGAGTGATAGCGGTCGCCCCGCACTCAGCTTCGATGACGCTGTAAACCTCGACTTCGCCGAGTCCTCCGAGACCAACGAGCCGGAAGAGGAAGAGCAGCAATCGACGAATGCGACGGATGAGGCCTCTGAAGATGGCCAAGAGACCGACGATCCCGCAGCCGAAAGCGACGAGTCTGCCGAACCCGAAGAAGAGGGCGAGGAGACCAACGAAGCCTCGGATACGATCATCACCCTGAAAGGCGGTGAGCAGGTTCCTCTCGAGGAGCTGAAGCAGGGTTATTTGCGGGAGAGTGATTACCGCCGGAAAACTCAGGAGCTCGGCAACAAGCGCGGATCTCTTGAGGCCATGACAACCCGCGTCGCCACCACGGCGAACGCAATCGCTCAATTCCTGGTCGAACAGCTACCGGAAGAGCCGAACTATTCGATGGCGATCCAGAATCCCAGCGAATACACCCGGCAGAAGGCGGTTTACGACGCCGCCTTGGCTCGCGTGCACCAGCTTATCAACCTGGGGCAGGAGCCGCAGAAGGTCGCCGGCGAACTCAAACAGACCGCGACGGAGGAAACTCTCGCGGCCGAGAACGCCAAGCTGCTCGAAGCCTTCCCGCATCTCGCGAAGGAGGAAGCCCGAGAGAAGTTCTTCACCGATGCATTCAAGTCGGGCGAGGATTTCGGGTTCTCTCCAGAGGAGATGCAGGGCTTCACCGATCACCGTTACTTCAAGGTCATGCACTACGCCATGCTCGGTCTTCAGGCCGAACAGGCGAAGAGCAAGGCCATGACGAAGGTGGCGAACGCTCCACCGGCCACGGCAAAAGCCAAGCCGAATGGCGCAGTGAACCCGGCAGCCCGCAAGAACCAGGATGCGATGAAGAGGTTGGCAAAAACCGGGTCGATCAAGGACGCGATGTCGATCGACTTTGAATAACCCCATCTTCAAAGGATCAGAACCATGGCAGCTCTTGCCAATACCTTCCAGACCACGAATGCCATCGGCAATCGTGAAGAGCTCTCCGACGTGGTGTCCCGCATCACGCCGGAAGACACCCCGATCTATTCGCTCATCGAAAAGGGCAAGTGCGTTTCCGTTCACCCCGAGTGGGAGACGGACGAGCTCGCCGCTCCGGCAGCGAACATCAAGCCGGAAGGCGACGAATACACCTTCGGCGCGATCACCCCGCCGGAGCGGATGGGCAACTATACGCAGATCATGCGCAAGGAGTGGATCATCTCCCGTACGCAGGAGTCTGTCAGCAACGCCGGCAACGCTGAAAAGCGGAAATACCAGAAGCTCAAGAAGGGCGTCGAAATCCGCAAGGATGTCGAGTTCGCCATCGTCGACACCAACGCTTCCGTGGCGGGCTCCACCCGCGAATTCGGTTCGCTGAATACCTGGATCGAAACCAACGTTTCCCGCGGCGCTGGTGGTGCCAACGGCGGCTTCGACTCTGGTACGGGCCTGACGGTCGCCCCAACCGATGGCACGCAGCGCGCCTTCACGAAGTCCATCCTGGATAGCGTGATGCAGTCGGGCTACCAGAACGGCGCCAACTTCCGGCACGTCTCGGTCTCGCCCTACGTGAAGAGCGTGTTCGTCACCTTCATGTCGGACGCCAACGTGGCGCCGTTCCGCTATGCCGTCTCCAAGGGCGGCGAGCGCAACACCATCGTCGCGACGGCCGACTACTACGAAGGCCCGTTCGGCACGGTCATGATCCACCCGAACCGCGTTCAGGCTGTGGGTGCGCAGCAGGCTCGCAACGCCTTCTTCCTGGATACGGACATGCTGGAGTTCCTCTGGCTCGACAAGATCCAGGAGGACAAGAAGGTCGCCAAGACCGGTGACGCCGACAAGGGCGTGATCATCGGCGAAGGCACGCTGAAGGTGAAGAACGAGAAGGGCCTCGGCGTCGCTGCCGACCTCTTCGGGCTCGACGTCGACAGCTAATCGGCTTCGGTCATCATCAACAGGGGCGGGCTTCGGCTCGCCCTTCCCATTTCAGGAGAAACAACATGGCAGAAGCCAAAAAGACCCCCGTCAAGCTGCTCTACGACGTGTGGTTTGAAGAAAACAAGCGCACGCCCGCCAGAACGGTGGTCGAAGTGTCGGTTTCCGAAGCAAAGAAGCTCATCGACGCCGGCAAAGCCGAACGCGCCGACCCGCTGCCCGGAGACGCCGAATGATCATCAGAGACGGAGAGTGGACGCTCTTTGACCACGACCACATGACCGGCCGCTCCGTCTGGCACTATTTCGACGGGGAGAAAGACGTTTTCCGTGTCGACTACCCCGTCGACAACCTGATCAGCGAGAACCAGGCGGTACGCAATGAGGCGAGCCGCGCATGGGCCGGCGATTGGCACCGTGTCGCCTCTGTCCCGCTCAACATCGCTCATCATTCCGGGCTCGTGAGGGCCCAGTCAGAGGGCGACGACGGTTTCGTGAAGCGTTTCCTCAACAGCTCGGATAACCGCGCCTGGCGGACGAAAGAGGGGCATCTATGACCATTTCGGACTATGCGTCCCTTCTGGTGGATGCCGGCGAGTATTCCGGACGCGAGGACATCGCGCACAATTTCCCGCGCTTCCTCGGGCTCGCGGAGCTGAAGCTGAACCGCGGCCTTCGCGTCGCCGACATGGAAGTGACGGACGAAATCGCGCTGATCGACGGCGACGGGACGCTTCCGGCTGACTTCCTCGAGGCGCGAGAGGTGAAGACGGCCGCCGGCATTCCCATTCGCGCGGTCTCCCTGCAGCAGCTCACCAACAGCTATATGGGCCGCAGCGGCATTCCAACCGGCTATGCCATCGTCGGGAGCATGCTCAAGGCGCGGCCGATCAATGACCAGGATCTGACGGTCACCTATTACGCCCGCATCCCGGCGCTCACGCCGTCGAATCCGACGAACTGGCTGCTGGAGAAGGCGGCCGACGTGTACCTCTATGCCCTCGTCAACGAAATCGCCATCTGGGCAAAGGATGTCGAGGGCGCGTCCGCGGCGCAGCAGCTTCTCATGATGGCGTTGAGCGGCTTGAAGATCGAGGACGAGCGCGCCCGCTGGGGCAATGCGCAGTTGGTCGTCGGAGGGGTTACGCCATGAGCCTGCTGACTGCGATCAATGAAGCCTGCGACATCGTTTCCCTCTCCCAATTTGACAACGTCTACGGCTCCGACGAGCCGAACGCCCAAACGATGGTTGCCATGGCGCAGGAAGCCGGCGACGAGATTGCTCGCCGCGCCGACTGGCAGAAGACGCTGAAATTCCACACCCTCACCGCGTCCCCCGAGAACCTTCCGAGCGACTTTCAACGCCTGACGCCTGGCGGCTCGATCAGAACGTCGGCCGGCGGCTTCATTCGGCCGGTCACCAACAGCGGCCAATGGGCGGTCATCGTCGGCATTCCCTCGACGCAACCTTATTTCTTCATCAAGGGCGGCCAAGTGCTGATTTCTCCCGCGTCGGCCGCTGCTGGCGCGGTGATCGACTATGTTTCGAAGAACTGGGTGCTGCACGATCCGGACGGGCCGCAGGCGACATTCTCGGCAGACGATGACACCACGCTCTTTCCCGAAAGGCTGCTGGTGAAGGGCATCATCTGGCGCTGGAAGCGTCAAAAGGGGCTCGCCTACGAGGACAATCTTGCCGAGTTCGAAGCCGACCTCGCGCAGGAGATCAATGCCGACAGGGGCGCCCAATGAGAATTCAGCCCAGACCGGCCCGTATAGGGCAATCCAACCGCGGGGCGGTGTCGGTCGGCCGGGACCAGAAATCGCAGCCGGTGACCTTCCCTGCGCCGAAGGGAGGCCTTGTCACCACGGCGGACATGGCTTCGCAACAACCGGGCTCGGCAACGGTGCTCCGCAACTTCTTCCCGACGCTGACGGGCTGCAAAATCCGGGGCGGTTCGCAGAAGAAGGGCCGGGCGGCGGACGGCGGCGATGTCCGGAGCGCCTTTAAGTACAAATACGGAAGTAACGAAAAGCTGTTCATGGCGACGGCGAGCGGCATCTACAACATGACCTCGCCGGCCGCGCCGCCAACCACGACCGCGGCCGATGTTTCCGGTATGAGCGGCGGTGATTGGTGCGCCTTCCAGCATACCAATGCCGGCACGTCCTGGCTGGTGTGCCTGAATGGCGCCAATAACCGGCAGCTTTATAACGGCACGAGTTGGACGACAGCGCCGGCCATCACCTTCACCGATGGCACGACGATGCCGCAGCTCAATTATGGCTGGCTGTTCAAGAACCGGGAGTTTTTCCTGAAGAACGGCACGCTGGACGCCTATTACCTGCCGGTGAACGCCATTGGCGGCGCGGCCGTCGTCTTCCCGCTTGGCGGCGTGATGAAGAAGGGCGGCTCGCTGCTCACCGGCTTCTCCTGGTCGCTGGAAAGCGGTGACGGCCTCAACGACATGTGCGTCTTCGTCTCGACCGAAGGTGAAATAGCGGTCTATGCCGGCTCCGATCCGTCGAGTGCATCGGATTTCGCGCTGAAGGGCGTCTATCAGATCGGCCGCCCGCTCGGCAAAAACGCATGGATCAGAGCGGGCGGCGACATCCTCATAGCCACGACGGACGGCCTGACGCCGATGTCGCAGGTGTTCCAGCGCGACCGCCAGGCTCTTTCGCTGGTGTCCGTCTCTCGCCCGATCGAGGATGACTGGCGCAAGGCAGCCAACGCCACCGGGAGCGGCTGGACGCTGAAGCAGTGGCCCGAGCAGAACCTGGTGTTCGTCGCATTCCCGGAAAATACCGTCGTCACGGACACGACTTTTGTCCTGAACGTTCTCACCGGGCGTTGGTCGATGATCAGCAATTGGCAGGCGCTCTGCTACGAGACGCTGCAAGGCGGCCTCTTCTTCGGCTCACTCGACGGCTACATGTGGCAGGGAGACGCCGGCGGTACAGATGACGGCCTGACCTTCTCGGCGAGCTATCTCTCGCAGTTCTCGCCAGCCGGGCAGTTCGGACAGCGGGCAAACGCCACACTCGCGCATATGTATTTCCGGGCCAAGACCAAGCCAAAGGTCCGGCTATTCGCGCGCGCCGACTATGACCGGTCAACGCCGACCTTCGCCACGATCACTGAAGGGGATGTGAGTTCGTCGGAATGGGATGTTGGCCTCTGGGACGTGGCCATTTGGGATGGGGCATCCGAGGTACAGCGCTACGACTTCCGCCAAAACGTCCGGGCAGCGGGCGACATGCTGGCGGTCGGCTGCGTCATCACCTCCGGCGGCAATTTCAAGCTTGATATCGAGGTTGACCTAGCCACGGTTCAAGTATCGATCGGGGAGGCGAGCGCCTGATGTTGCCGAGCGATAAAGAAGCCGTGCGCGCCGCACTCCTGCGCTGGACGCGTGGCGACGAGGCGGCGGCCGACTTCCTCAACGAGATAGCCGAGGTCGCCCGGCTCGCCGACGATATTGTCGACGAGGAGGAGAACCGGCAGAGAAACGTCTGCTGGCTGTTGGTGCGCACGCTCACCGTCCTGCCGCTGAACCCATTCTTCGTCCGCCATGCCGCAACCCTGGCACCGCTGATCAACAACGTCGTCGTGCAATGGCAGCTTTCGGACGAGTGGCGCTCCTCTCGGGACGCTCTGAAGCGGCAATTCGGCTTTGTCATGCGTGAGGCTGTCGGCTCGATCGTCACGGCAGTTGCTGCGATCTGCGGCGGATACGACCACGCCAAGACCACGACCGAGGACTTTTTCGAACTCTGCCATTCCGGCTCGCGAGAGACCGTCGAAGACTGGATAAAGGATTGACACATGGGCCTTTACGGTAGCGCTCCGGAAGCTCCTGACCCGCAGGAAACAGCCTCCGCACAGACGGCGACGAATATCGGGACTTCCGTTGCCAACAATCTGATGGGCAACGTCAACCAGGTCACGCCTGATGGAAAGCTGACCTACACCTATGAAACGAAGCAATGGACTGATCCGGTTAGCGGCAAGGTCTATGACCTGCAGGTTCCGACCGCTACGCAGACGCTTTCCCAGCAGCAGCAGGCCATCAAGAACCAGACGGACGCCGCCGAACTGAACATGGCGACACTCGCCAACAATCAGTCGGGCAAGCTCAATAATCTGCTCGGCAAGCCGATCGACATCTCCGGCGCCCCGGCCGGGGGCAACGCCGGCGCCATCGGGCTGCCGCAATACCAGCAGTTCGGCAGCGGGCCGCAGCTACAGACGAGCCTCGGCAATTACGGCAACGTTCAATCGTCGATCGCTGGCGCCGGCAATATTCAGAAGCAGGTTGCCGACAGCGGCAAGATACAGAACCAGCTCGGCAACGCCGGCGACATCACCCGCAGCTACGAGACGGACTTCAGCGCCGACCGGCAGAGGGTCGAGGATGCGCTGATGCAGCGCCTGAACCCGCAGATGGAGCGGGATCGCGCGGCTCTGGAAACGCGGCTGACGAACCAAGGCCTGCAGCCGGGCTCCGAGGCCTACAACCGGGCGATCGACGAGGCGAACCGGTCTTCCACAGATGCTCGTCTCGGCGCCATCCTCAGCGCCGGGCAGGAGCAATCCCGTCTGGCCGGGCTCGCCAATCAGTCGGCGACCTTCCAAAACTCTGCCCAACAGCAGGCCTATAACCAGATGCTCGGCTCTGGCCAGTTCGCCAATTCCGCGCAGGCGCAGCAATATGCCCAGAACGCCAACAACATGCAGATGGGCAATGCCGCCCAGCAGCAGCAGTTCGGGCAGAACCAGGCACAGTTACAGGCCAACAACGCGGCGCAGCAGCAGAAGTTTGGCCAGGGCTTGGCAGGTGCCCAGTTCGGCAACGACGCGCTGCAGCAGCAATATCAGAACCAGAACACCGCCACGGCCGGCAATAACGCCCTGCAAGACCAGAGCTTCAACTCGCAGCAGTCGAAGTTCAACATGCAGAACCAGCAGCGGGCGCAGTACCTGAACGAGCTCTATGCCCAGCGCAACCAGCCGATCAACGAAATCATCGGCCTCATGTCCGGCGCGCAGGTCAACAGCCCGAGCTTCGTCCCGACGCAGAGCAACCCCATGCCGACCGTCGATTATGCCGGCCTCGTGCAACAGGACTATGCGAACAAGATGGGCGCATACCAGCAGAATCAGGCGGGCATCGGCAGTCTGATGGGCGGCCTCGCGGGCCTCTTCACGCTGTCCGACAAGACGGCGAAGAAGGATATCAAGAAAGTCGGCGGCCTCTATGAGTACCGCTACAAGGGCGAAGGCAAGAACGCTCCGAAGCGGATCGGCGTCATGGCGCAGGAGGTGGAGAAGGTCCGCCCCGACGCCGTACGCAAGGGGTCTGACGGCCTCCGGCGGGTGAATTACGGCGCGCTCTTCGAAGCAGGAAGGAAAAAATAATGGCCTACTCGTTCCTGTTCGGCGGCAACACTGCCGAGACGCCCCAGACGCTCGCCCGCAAGCGCGCGATGCTCGAGGCGTTGTCGGCTCAGGTGATGGGAGAGGCGCCGAAGAACGCTTACGAGGGCATTGGCGCCATGCTCAAGGGGGCGGCGGTCGGGATCGGCAATCATCGCACCGGGCAGGCCGAAAAGGCGAGCAAAAGCGCCGCGGATGACCTGTTCAACAGGATCATCGGCCAAGCGCCTGACGTGAGCGCGTCGAGCATGCTTTCTCCGGGCATCAAGCCGGCGAGCACTGCGGCGGCCACTTCCGGTTCGTCCTCCTACCGGGACGCGATCGCCTCGATCGAGAGCGCCGGAAGCGGCGATTACAAGGCTGTCGGCCCCACTCATCCGAAGATGGGCCGCGCCCTCGGTCGCTACCAAATCATGGAAGCGAACATTGGGCCGTGGTCGCGCGAAGTGCTCGGCCGTGAGGTCACGCCCGACGAGTTTATGGCGAATCCTCAGCTTCAAGACGCCATTTTCGACGGGAAGTTCAACAGCTACGTGCAGAAGTTCGGGCCGGAAGGAGCCGCGCAGGCATGGTTCGCCGGCCCCGGCGGCGTTGGCAAGACGAACCGCAAGGATTCGCTCGGAACGGATGTCGGCACTTATGGCCGCAAGTTCATGTCCGCCCTTGGGCCGCAGGCGCAGCAGACCGAGATAGCTAGTTTGGACCCGACCGCCGGCATGCTACCCCAAAACACCGCGGGTGCTGTCAACGCAATGGCCGCCGGTCAACCGCAGCAAGCCCCACAGCCCGCGCCAGAACAGCAGTCGGCGCAGCTCGCCAACGCGCAAGGCGGCATCATGCCGGCGCTCATGGGCGGCGCACCTGCGTCGCCCGAGCAGATCGCCCAGGCGCAGGCAATGGGCCAGCAGCAGCCCCAGCCTCAGCAGCAGGCGCCGCAAGGCCCGGATCAGATGTCGTTGCTCCGGGCTCTCAGCAATCCGTTCCTCAGTGAAGAACAGCGGGCGGTGATCCAGACGCTCTACCAGCAGCAGATTGAGCAATCCGATCCTGTGCGGCAGATGCAGCTCGAAAAAGGGCGCCTTGAGCTTGACCAGATGCGCAACCCGCAGCCGGAATATCAGGTCCTCTCCGCAGAAGAGCGCCAGGCACTCGGCATTCCGGACACAGATCAGCGCGTCTATCAGCGCTCGCGCGGCGGTAAGATCGATGCCGTTGGGGGCGCAGGCCAGACGATCAACGTCGGCAACGAAGTGGATGCGCGCAAGGCGGCTGCTGAAAGCCTCGGTCTTACGCCAGAAGACCCGCGCTACCAGTCGTTCGTTCTGACTGGGAAAATGCCGCGCGAGGATGCTCAAGAGCTCACCGCGACTGACAAGAAAGCGATGTGGGCTGCAGAGGATGAGCTCCCGCTCCTCGACAACACCCTTTCGGCACTCGAGCAGGCGCGGGATCTCAATCGCAAAACCTTCACTGGCACCGGCGCGGGGATCCTCGGGACGATAGGCACAAACGTTCCTGGCGCCGGGCTCTTGATCGACAGCGACAAGGCGAAGGCGACATCGGAATTCAACAAGCTGATGTCGATGGAAGCCATTCAGTCTATGGCCCAAACGCTCAAGGGGGCGACGACGGATTCCGAACTGGCTCGGTTTGTCGATATCCTAGCCGATCCTTCGACAGACCCGGACATTCGCGAGCGGACTATCGATCGCATGATCAACCTCGCGCGCCGGGTAAAAGAGGTGAAGTCCACTCGCATCAACGAATTGCGCGGCGGCGGCAGCTACAAGCCGCCCGCTGGCGGCAAGAAGACGACCACCATCGGTGGCTACACGATCGAGGAAGAGTGATGCCCACATTCAAGATCACCGGCCCTGATGGCAAGTCGTACCGGGTGACCGGAGAGAACGCCGAAGGTGCATTTCAGGCGCTTCAGCAGCATCTGGGCTCGTCGCCCGCTCCTCAACCCGAAAGCCAGCAGTCGGTTGATGCACGCGGCGAGTTGTCCGCCTTGACGCAGGCTGCCGCCAATCGCGGAGACGGCTTCGGGCGGAATGTGGACAGCTTCATGCGAGGCGCTGCCGACACGCTGTCTCTCGGGATGGCCGATGAGCTTGCGGCAGCCGGCGGCGCTTTGACCGGTATTGGCGGGGAGTTCGGCGATTACAGCCGGAATCTTCGCCGTGAGCGGATAGCCCAAGACCAGCGCGACAAGCAGGATCAGGTTGCATCGCTCGCCGGCCGGATCACTGGCGGCGTTGCTGGCGGCGTAGGTCTCGCGAAGAACGGCCTTTCCATGACGGCCAATGCGATCAACCGCGGCTCCAGTCTCGGGCGCGTTGCGGCCACGTCAGCCGGAGAGGGCGCTATTCTTGGTGGCGCACACGGTGCTGGCAGCGGGGAGGGCGTTGAAGGCCGGCTTAAGGGCGCTGGCGTTGGTGGGGCGGCCGGTCTCCTACTCGGCGGTGCGGCTCCGCTTGCCGTCGCAGGCGTGTCAAAGGTTGGCGGAATGGCAGCGGCTCCGGTCACGGCCAGACTGTTTCCGGAGCGCTATGCAGAGCGCGCGATCGGCGAAGGCGTGCGCCGTTCCGGTATGACGGTCGACGACATCGCGCAGGCGCTCACGCGCTCCCAGGCTGACGAACAGGGCATGTTCACGGTCGCCGACGCTATGGGAAATTCCGGACAGCGGATGCTCTCGACGGTGGCCCGGACGCCGAACAACGAGCGTCAGGCGGTCATAGAGGCGCTGCAGACGCGCCAGGCGGGGCAGGGCGACCGGTTGTCGAACTTCCTTTCCGAAGGCTTTGGGGCGCCCGATACAGCGGCACAGCGCGCAGCATCCCTTACGGCGCAGCGGACAGCCTCCGCCAATACCAACTATGGAGCGGCGAGAGAAGGCGCTGGCGCCGTCAACCTCAACAACGCCATAGACGAGATTGATAGCCTTCTTGGCAGAGACCCCATCCTCGGAGACACCGCGCTAAGCGCCGGTCCGCTTGGGCCTCGGTTGATGGCTCTCCGCGACCAATTGCAGCGGGACGGCGAGCAGCTTATCGACTTCGATCGCGTTCTGAATATCAAGTCTGACCTGTTTCAGCAGATGCAGCGCAACCCGCAGGTGGCAAACGATATGCGGGGCGTTTACGGTGCCCTTGATGAGGCTCTGGAAAACGCTTCATCGGGCTACCGTGCCGCAAATGACACTTTCCGCCAGCAAAGCCGAACGATTGATGCTGTCGACACTGGCCGCAACGCCGCATCGGGCCGGATGCGCTCCGGTGACACAATCCCTCATTTCCAAGGCATGACGCCGGACGAGCAGTCCGCGTTCCGCGCAGGCTATGTGGACCCGCTGATCGCCCGCGTCGAATCCGCCTCAATGTCGCCGACAACGAATAAGGCGCGCGGTCTGATCACGCCGAAGACGGGAGAGGAATTCCCTGCCTTCGCTCTCCCGGAGCGGGCGAGCCAGTTGGGCAACAGGATTGCCCGAGAACAGCAGATGTTCGACACCGCGAATGCGGCGCTTGGTGGATCCAAGACGGCCGACAACCTCGCCGACGCGGCAGAAATGGCAAAATTCGACCCCGGCGTAATGTCAAAGCTGTTCCGGGGTGATCTCGTCGGCGCGCTGATGGACGGCGGTCGGCGGGTGGTCGGGGAAGCTCAAGGCATGCCGCCGCGCGTTATTGAACAAGTGGCGAGGGTGATGATGGAAACGAACCCGGAGGCGGCGCGCCAGCTTCTTAGCGGCGGCATTGGGCGGTTGTCTCGATCCGATCAGGTCCGGGCGCAGATCATAGCTTCAATGATCAGCTCTGGGGCGGCCGGCGCGGGGCGAATTGCGTCGCCATGAGGTCGGCACTTTGTTGCCGGTTACCTCAATCGCCCAGGCAGTCAGAACAATACCGGCGCCACCGCCGCAAGCGAATGAAACCCAGTCAAGGCCGCTGCTGTAAGCGTTCAGGCCGATAACCGCCAGCACAACAGGAAGAACCCACCGCCACGGCCCTGGCCCTCTGTCGATCGGCGGCTCGTTAGCGTCGTGATCAATCGTCTTCATCAATAGCACGTCGTGTTGACTTGGCGCACCGGCCCACCGACCCAAGTGCTGGTCGGCGTGGATGTGCAGTTGATCGGGCGGTTGGCGGCTGCGGTACGCTGCATGTTTGCGCCGGCGGCGGCAAAGCTGGCCCCGGCCCTCTGGAAAGCCTGCCTATGGCTCTCCTGGCGCTGGCCAGTGCGGAACATCCGGCACTGCACATATGCTTGCGACTTCGGGGTGGCGCCGATGGACTGGCAATACTGATCGTCCATTTGCGCGAGCTTTTCCTCGCCGATCATGGCGTCGCCGATTGGTGTTCCTTGGCACGCAGTCAGTGAAAGAGCCGCAAACGCGGCAGCCACCACACGTTTCATGTTTTCTCCTCAGCCTCAATTGAGGCGGGAATCCTATCTCAAGCAATGGAGAATGCCAATGCCACGTACAGGCGGCGTCTACAGCCCTCCTGCCGGCACCAAAGGCGTGTCCAACACGACCATACAGAGCGTGCCTTACAATGCGTTCGTGGACGATCTGACGGCAGACGCCAACGCGGCACGTCCGATTACGGCCGGCGGAACGGGGGCGACGACGGCGAGCGGCGCGCGGACGGCCATCGGGGCGCAGGCTGCAAGCGCCGCTCTCGCTTCCATCGCTGCCTTGACGACATCGGCGGACAAGCTTCCTTACACGACTGCGGCGGACACATATGCGGTCACCACGCTTACCGCGTTCGGTCGCTCGCTTATCGATGATGCGGACGCGACGGCCGCCCGCTCCACCCTTGGCGTTGTGATTGGAACGAACGTCCAGGCATACGACGCTGGCCTCGCTTCCATTGCAGGACTGACGACGGCTGCAGATCGAATGATCTACACCACCGCGGCCGACACCTATGCTGTAGCGACTCTGACATCGTTTGCCCGCACCATCCTGGACGATGCTGACGCGACAGCGGCGAGGGCTACGCTGGGAGTGACGATCGGCTCGCAGGTGCAGGCATATGACGCCGGCCTAGCCTCGATCGCCGGGCTTACGACGGCTGCCGATCGGATGATTTATACGACCGCTGCAGACACATACGCCGTCGCGACTTTGACCAGCTTCGCCCGCACCCTGCTAGACGACAGTTCAAACACCGCAGCACGCACCACCCTCGATGTCTATAGCAAGGCGGAAGTGGACAGCCTCGCCTCGATGGCGCTTCCTCCAGGGGCGATCATTCACACGGCCCGCAACGCCACACCGGCCGGTTTCCTTCGGTGCAACGGCGCCGCCGTATCCCGCACCACCTACGCCGATTTGTTCGGCGCGATAGGGACGACCTACGGCGCCGGTGATGGTTCCACCACGTTTAACGTCCCCGACCTTCGCGGCGAATTTATCCGCGGTTGGGCGGACGGCGGCACCGTAGATAGCGGCCGCGTGTTCGGCTCTAAACAGGCCGAAGATATTAAAAGCCACCTGCACACCGTCAACCCTCCGAGCACGGCGACTTCCTCGGACACCCATTCGCATACCTATTCCGGCTCGACGAACACGACAGGCGCACACACCCATACGGCTCCAAGCACGACGAGCGGCGGGGTTGGTAACGGACGAGTACTGGAAGGTAACGCTACTGAAAACAGCACGGTGTCGATAAATTCTGCTGGTGACCACGCCCACACGTATTCCGGCACGACCAGTTCAGACACCCACAGCCACACGGTCGACATCGCCGAATTCAATTCGGGATCGACCGGCGGCACTGAAACCCGTCCTCGCAACGTCGCTCTGCTCGCTTGCATCAAATTCTGAGGATCGATCATGCCCTTGACCGTCTACAACTATCATCCGAACACGCTCGAATACACCGGGTCTTCAGAAGCCGACGAAAGCCCGCTGGAGCCGGGAGTGTATCTCATCCCGGCCTATGCGACCGAAATCGCCCCGCCCGAATTCATCCCCGGCCACATCTTCAAGTGGGGCGGCAGCGAATGGGTGCCGGAACTCATCCCGCCGCAACCATCCATCCACATGCCCGCCCTCTCGGCTCGCCAAATCCGGCTCGGTCTCGTCAGCAACGGCTTTGCACTGGCGCAGGTTACCGCGTCGATAGAGGCGATGCCGGAGGGCGCCGAAAAGGAAGCCGCCCAGATCGAATGGGAATACGCCACCACTTTCGAGCGCATGCACCCGCTTATCGCCATGGTAGGCGCCGCGCTCGGACTCTCTGACGAGCAGATCGATACGATGTGGGCGGCCGCCGCCAGCCTCTAAATCCCCGAAGGACAAACGACGGATGAAAACGACCGTGCAGGCTCTGCAGCGGCGACTGATCGCGCTTGGATTCCCGCTGCCGAAGTTTGGCGCGGACGGCGATCCAGGAGGCGAGACCATCGCTGCGGTTGGAAAGGCGCTCGACGAGTTGCAGAAGCTTCGGGCCCTGTCTGAACCTCTATTCCCCGCCGGAACGAGCGCTTCGACGGTCGCCGCCGCGCGCGAAAGGCTCGGATTAGGGGGCGCTGTCCCGTCCGAATGGATGCCGGCAGCCAAGATGGGGCGGATCATCTGCCATTGGACGGCCGGCGCGCACAAGGCCAGCGAGTTCGACCGGGGCCATTATCACATCCTTATCGAGGACGACGGGAAGCTAGTCCGCGGCATTCCCTCGATCGCGCTCAACGAGGCACCGGCGAAGAAGGGCTATGCAGCCCATACCCTCGGCGCCAACTCGGGCTCGATCGGCATCTCTCTCTGCTGCATGGGGGGAGCGAACGAGGCGCCATTTGACCCGGGCAAATATCCGATGACCCGGGAACAGTGGGATGCCCTGACATCCGTCGTAGCCGACCTATGCCGCCGCTACGCGATCCCGGTCACTGACAAGACCGTCCTCTCTCATGCCGAGGTGCAGAACAATCTCGGCATTCAGCAACGCGGAAAATGGGATTTCACGCGTCTCGCGTTCGACCCCTCAGTGAAAGGCGCAAAGGCTTGCGGCGACAAGCTGCGCGCTGAAGCAAAAGCCAAGCTCTAACCCTCTCCATCATCGAAGGAACTCACCATGCGTTCACTGATCATCGCATCAGCGGCGTCGGCATGCCTTATGCTGGCGTCCTGCACCACTACCGGCTCGATCGACACCGCGATCAAGACCGGCCTGCCGAAAACCTGCGCGCTGCTCGATACGGCTCATGCCGCATTCATCGCCGCTTCAGCATCTGGAAACATCAAGGCGAAGACCATCGCCAAGGAAAAGGCTGCCTATGACGGCGTGCGGGTGATCTGCGCCGACCCGGGAAGCGTCACGGCCGCCAATGCGCTCGTGGTCGCCGCGACCGCTTACGCGACTGTTTCGCTCGCCCTGCGCGAAGCCAAAGCCGCGGAGTAAGGAGAGACCGCCATGAACATCTCGAAAGCCGTTGCCGCCGCCGCTGGTGGCGCTCTGACCGGAACCGCCGGTCTCCCCTTCATGCCGGAGGGTACGCCCTGGTATGGCTATCTGGCGCTCTATGCGCTCACGATCGGCCTGCCGGCGCTGCTGACCTACATCGCGCCGAAGAACTCGCAGTAACAGAACAGGCCGGCTCTCATCCTCGGGAGCCGGCTTCCCATCCGTGGCATGCATAAACGAGGGCAGGGGATTGCAAAACGGAACGCCAGATATGACCACGATGGACACCGCCGATCTACGATCCCGGGTCGTCTCACTCGAGCACAAGCACGCCGCCACAGAGCAACGGGTCGCCAACATAGAGCAGCGGTTTGTCCAGGCGGATATTGCGGACGCTCGCAAGGAAGAACAGTGGAAGAACCTGCTCGAGAAGTTCGTCGGCCTCGATAAGAAGCTCGACAAGATCAACGGCTATCTGGTGACCATCGTCCTAGCGATCGTGCTCGGCGTCCTCGGGGCGTTCATGACGTTCGTCACGAGGGGCGGCCTGAACATCCCGCCCTAAATCCCTCTTCTCCGCATACCCATCAACTCCAGGCAGCGGCGCGAACATATAGATCAGGTCGTTACATCCCAGCCCGCACGACTCCCATTTCTGCGGGTGCACCCACTTCGGGCAGCTTTGCCCGATGAGATCGATAAAGTCGCGGATCGGCATATCCGGCCCATGCTTCTCGATCAGCCGTGCGACGTTGTATCGGCCCTTTCTGCCGCACGCCAGGCAGTTCAGCACCATGTGGGGCTTGGTGAAGTCGGAGAGGGTTTTGAGTTCGGACATGACCGGGAGATATGGCTGGCTGGCGGGCGCGTCAACGCCCTCGCCACATGTCAGAATATCCGAGGCGCTTATGCAACGCCCCGGATTCGTCGTGACACGCCGCCTTGATATTGTTCAATGTTCTGGAAGCCTTCCAAGCTGAATACGCGGGTTCGATTCCCGCTACCCGCTCCAGCTTCTTTTTCAAAGCACCAAAAAATCCGCTGCACTTCAGGTTTGTGCCGCACGCGCTTGTTTACGTTCTATTTTCCAGC